CTAATTGAACTGCTACTTTTTGCGGTCTGTTTTGTTCCTTTATCACCAACTTATCAGGCTTTGGTATTCGCTCAAGTACCTTATCTTTTGCCCTCAATGTAGTATCCATAGTCTGAACTACTTTTTTAGGTGCTGGTGTTTTTGGAATTGGTAACGGCTTTACTTTCGGTGCTGGTTCGTCAAAATCTCGGTACTTTAACGCTCCGTTATGTGTCATCATTTTATTGTTTCGGTATGGTAGGGTATCAGCAAACTTATACAATGTTTTAATCTTTCTATAGTGACCGTCACCAATATACAACATTACATGATACGCATTACGTGCTACCTTTACTTTTACGTGTCCGATTGGTAGCGGTTGTTTCGGTCTTGTATGCTGTTTCTGCTGTTTACCTTTTTTAGCCTTAATCTGCATTGCCCTGCTTTGCTCTACCGTTACTGGTGGTGGTGGCGTATAGGTGTATTTCTTGCGGTGTTCGTGTCGGTGTGGTCTTAGTACTTCATAGTCTGTACTTTCCATTATTTTACGGTAATTACTTTCGCCTTCGTGCAATTTGTACAATGAGAATATACCATAATCCCTTTTTATCTTGGTGTGTCCTACTTCACCTGCTATTATTTCGTTACGCCTCTGCATGTTGTTTAGCTTTTAATTGTTCGTTAATGTATATTTCTACTACTGCTGTAATTTCTGATATTTCATTAACCTTAGAAATTACATCTAAATGCAGTGCAATATCGTGCATTTTATCGCTTGTTATGTCTGCCTGTATAGGCTGCCACTTATCATTAGTGTCAAGTCTTTTCAGTTCATTTTGGAAATGCTTCATTGCATTGACTTGATTATTGAGTGTGTTTTTTATCCACGGCTGGCAGATTGGATTAGCTTTTATCCACTCAATAGTAAATAGTTGCAACTGATTTAGGTATAGTAAACGTTTTAGTGTTGTTGCCAAATTAGATAGATGTGTGTCGTAGTTGGTTTGTTTTTGGTTTGTCATTTCTGTAAGTTTAGTTTTGTGTTAATTGCTGATACATTGTACTTCATTTCGTCGTCATTTTGCAGCAGTCGAGTTACTTTGTTTATCGCATGTATTACTGATGTATGGTCTTTTTTATTGTACATAGTGGTTATCGCTTGTAATGTCATACCTGTATTCCTTGCATAGTACCATATTAAGTGCCTACATTCGGTTATATTGTAAAGTCTAGTACTACTCTTCACCTGTTCAATACTTACGTTAAAATGGCTACAAATAACACGTTCTATCTTTTCCACTGTTAGCACCCCTTTGTATTTTCGCTCGGAATTGAAACCAGCAAGGAAAGTAAGGGTAAGACCTACAAAAGCAGGGATTTAGTAATTGAGTACTACGAAAACAACTATCCTAACTATCCAAAATTTACAGGCAAAACAGACAAGATTTTGCAGCAGATGAACTCACTACAGGTAGGGGCAAATGTAACGCTACATTTCAACATAAAGGGATTTAACGGTGAACGTGGTAATTTTACATCTTTGGAAGTTTGGAAAATAGACAATCTATAATATGTACAGATACTACATTGGCATAGATTGCGGCGTTAACACTGGATATGCCGTTTACGATTGCGAAAAACGTAAGTTTACTTGTCTTGACATTGTAATGATACATCAAGCAATGAACGCTGTACTATCACTAAAAAAACAATCAGACCATGTAGATTTTGTTGTAGTGATTGAGGATGCAAGACAAATAAGATTTGGTACAGACCCTAAAAAAGCACAGGGAGCAGGTAGTGTAAAGCGTGATTGTAAGATATGGGAGGATTTTTGTATTGATTACGATATACCTTTCATGCTAGTAAAACCTGATAGCAAAAAGACAAAAGTACCTATTGAAAGATTTGTAAAAATTACAGGCTGTACATTATCAAAAAGCAAAGAAACACACGATAAAGATGCCGCGTTACTTGTTTGGGATACACAAATTACAGAGGCTAAAATAACACTAAACAACGAGCAATTTGTAAGCGATGCAGGGCGTAAAAAAATGGCTCAAAAATATAAGGTTAAAATAAAAAATAACGCCTTAACTTCATAGATTTTTTGTTTATTTCGCTGATTATCGGTAATTTTGTAGAATAATATTCAGAGGTAGAAGGCTGAATAATTAACGACATTTTAGCCTAATGGGGCTGCTAGTCGGATGTGTACAAAGGTGCATATCCTCTTCTACCTAGCACTCCCATTAGGCATTTTTATTTTTATGACAGTTCATAACTGCTTACTAATTGACATTGAGCCACACCTTTACGGTTCATTCCTTTGCACATTTTGCATAAAAAGAGATAAGTTCCATTTACCTATACCTGCTAAAATGGCTGCTACATTAAGTACAGGCGAATACTATAACCTTGACTTTGATGTAATGACAAATGTATTGGCTGGAGTAGGTAATAACTTCTCATTCAATTTTATTAACCCTACAAAAGATACTGAATAATGGCACGACCTAAAAAAAATAATGCAGACTATTTTAGCCATGATAACGATGCAAGAAACCACCGTAAAATAAAGGCTTTAAGAAATAAATTTGGGGTAACTGGTTACGGTTTTTGGTTTATGCTGTTAGAGTTTTTAACCTATTCTGATTACAATCAGTTTGAATTTACCGATAGTGAGGTAGAGTTAATGGCTGGTGACTTTGGAGTTTCTGCTACAGAAATACATGATATGCTTAGTTACTGTATCAGTTTGGATATGATAACTCTTGAAAATGGCATAATTAGGTCAAAATCTTTGGATGAAAGGCTTGAATGTGTGTACAAGAAAAGAGTAGCTAAAAAAGAGTTTCTGTCACAGAAACCCCACATTAAAGCAGTTTCCGATACCGATAACACCAATAAAACTATAGTTTCTGCTACAGAAAGTACACAAAGTAAAGTAAAGGAAATTAAAGTAAATAAAAAGAAAGAATTATTATTAGATGCTAGCGCATCTGAAAACTATAAAAAGTTTTTTGATTGGGCATACACGAAAAAAAATGCTATTCGGGTTATGTCAATGGAAAAACCTTTAACAGCAGATGAATACGATAAACTTTTTACCGAGATAGGGAAAGAAGCTATTTTTCAACAAGTACAGGCAATGGAAAATTATAAGGATTTGCACAAAAAAAACATATCCGCACATTTAACCATTAAGAACTGGCACAATCGCAACAACAAATGATTTCAAAATATTCAGAAGACCAAATAAAACAAAGGGCAAGTATAGCTGAGGTAGTAGGCGATTATGTGAAGCTAAAAAAGAGTGGTGCAGACTATGAGGCGTGTTGTCCGTTTCACGATGAAAAAACACCTTCATTCAAAGTTCATACCGCTAAACAGATATTTAAATGTTTCGGATGTGGCACTAGCGGTGATAGTGTAGCGTTTGTAATGAAGCACCAGCAAAAAACATACCCCGAAGCATTGGAAATACTAGCAAAACGGTACAACATTGCAATAGAATATGACACGCCACAGCCAAAACGTGAGTATAAACGCCCACAGATGCCTAAATTTGGCTTATCTACTACAGCCATTACCTATCTATCGTCTCGGAAAATATCGCCCGAAATTTGCCAACAATTCAAAGTATCAACTACAACCGAATGGATGCCAAAAGCTAAGGCAGAAGTTGAATGTATCTGCTTTAATTATTTTCGAGGTGGTGAACTGATTAATATAAAGTACCGAGCAAAGGATAAAGATTTTAAATTGGCTAAAGATGCTGAGTTGATTTTCTACAATTTGGATAGCCTAAAAAATTCAAAGTATGCGGTAATAGTTGAGGGTGAAATTGATGCCTTAAGCGTTGCACAATCAGGATTTAAAAAGGGCATAGTATCAGTACCTAATGGAGCAAATGTATCAGGTGCAATGAAGTTAGAATACCTAGATAACTGCTATGCAGAATTTACCAATATAGAGCAAATAGTTATTTTCACCGATAATGATGAGGCTGGCAAGCGTTTACGTGATGAATTAGGTAGAAGGTTAGGATATGAAAGATGCTTTATGGTTACAGACTATAAGGGCTGCAAAGATGCTAATGAGATACTTGTTAAGCATGGTAATGATGCGGTACTAAATGCGATTACATCTGCTATTGAATTTCCCATTGAAGGCATAGTTAACGTTGATGACATTTACAAAGATGTACATAGTTTTTATGTTAACGGTTATCCTAACGGCTTTAAATCAGGCATACCGAATTTTGATGACTTACTACAGTTTATGTTAGGGCAATTTACTATAATTACAGGCACGCCGAGTTCAGGCAAAAGTGAATTTACAGATTACATTATGACTGAATTGGCACGTAATCACGATTGGAGATTTGCAGTATGTAGCTTTGAAAATCAGCCGTCAAGTTTACATGTAACGAAACTTATGGAAAAATGTATCGGAAAATCATTTGCTAAAAGGTATGATGAAAATGATAGAATAAGCCCCGATGAGTTTGAAAACTCGATTAACTTTGTTGCTGAACACTTTAATTTTATCAACATTAATACGGTTGAAGTAACCATTGATGGAATACTCGAAAAGTGTGCTGAATTAGTGTTAAGGCGTGGCATAAGAGGTATATTAATTGACCCATGGAATTACATAGAATACAAGGCGCAAAACGGACAAACGGAAACAAAATATACAAGCGATGCACTTACCAAAATAAAAGCATTTTGCATAAGGTATAGCGTACATTTATTTTTAATTGCACACCCTACCAAGATGCCAAAGGTTAACGGAAAATATGAAATACCAAACCTTTACAGCATATCAGGCAGCGCACATTTCTACAACAAAACAGATAACGGAATAGTAGTGTACAGAGATACGGAAACGGTACAAATATATGTGCAAAAGGTACGTTATTCATGGTTAGGTAAAATAGGCATGGCGGAATTTAAGTACAACATTGATAGGCGTAAATATGATGCAATAGGTGAGCCTGACCCATTTATGAAGCAGATACCTGACAACCCACAGGCAGGCATAAAGCAAATAGTAAAATTTCAAGATATTCCATTTTAAAACTAAAAACTATGACACACGTAACAAAACAAACGGCAGTACTGCTGAAAGAAAAAGGGATAAATGTGCCAACTGATTATGTATATGCCTATTCGGAAGGGGATATGACAATTTCAGCCCCAACACTTTACGAGGCGGCAGATTGGCTAAGAGAGACTAAAGGGGTGCATGTTTATGTAACTTGTACATATGGTGAGTGGGATTTCAGTATTGAAAACGCAGTAAATGGAGAAAGTTTACATGATACTTACTATACATTCCAAACCCACGACCTAGCCCTAGAAGCAGGTATTATTCACGCTTTAAAACATTATGTAAAATGACAAAACTAACTAAGCAGCAAATAAAAAGACTAAAGAAAATAATAGTGGCAAAAAATTACGGTAGAGATTACAAAGCCTATACTATTTTCAGCGAAAAAACATTTCATAACTTATTAAACAAAGGTTGGTATTGCCTTTTTTAACCAAAAAAACAACACAATTATGACAAACGTACAACCGTTACACACCTACCATGAGTATTTGCAAGGTATGCAGTTAGCCCAAAAAATGAGGATAAAAGCCAAGCGGTATAATTTATCAGAACATGATGAAAAAGAACTAAGATTACTAGAAGATAGGCTGAATATTAGCACACCGAGATATAACACATTTTTTAACAAAACAAACCAAACAAAATGACACACAACGAACTGATAATTGACCTGCTAAAGTATGATGAATTTGATTATAAAATTGATGAATTAGGAAACTACTCATTTAACATAGCAAGCAAAGACACAAGGGAATATGATTGTTGGTTTGAGCCTATGGGAATGAATTATTACCTAACCGACATGAACATACTGCACAGGCTGGCGGTAAAGGTGGTAAGAAAACTATTTACCTTAAATGTAGATAATGACGATTATACAAAAGACATGGATATAAGAGAGGTGAAAAGTTGGATAGACATGAGTATGTACAACTATCCAAATGATAAAGGCGAACACATACAACTAGCAGAGGCATTAGTTAACGCAATACGCTATATCAGCGCAAATAAGGCGGGATAATCTGTTTTAGGTATGTAGATATCAAAAGCCCCCAAATCGTTGAAATTTGGGGGCTTAAATTAAATTAGTTGGGTTACTTACTTTTATACTCTCTAATTGATAAATCCAAAAACTTTTGTACGCTACCAAAACCCTCAACAATCATAGCCTTATCGCTCGGGTACATGGTTAGCCCTACATGCTTTTTAATTTCCTTTACTTTCACTGGTTGGGCTTGTTTACGCCTATCTTTTGCCGCTTTAATCTTTGCCTTGCGAATTTTAGCTAAGATGATACCCCATGCGTATTCTTTATCCTCAAAGTCATCACTAATATTCATATCAGGATAAACCTTTTTTACTTTTTGCTCGTTACTTTCTTTGGGTCGTGCCATTAGTAGTTTTGTATTAATGCCGCTAGTAGCAGCGTTATTAGGAATGTTGTTAGTTCTTTGCGTGTCATGTTGTTATGGTTTAAAATGGGAACTCTGACCAGTTTTTCCCTAACATCATAAGGTATGTTTTTCTACTAAATAGATACAATGTGTTTGATGTGTGCCTATGCCACAACAATTGTCTTTTTTGAGATTTTCTGTTAATACGTGTCATGTTAGTATTTTTAGTGTGATAATTTTTTTTCAAAAAACCGTGAGGGTTATTCAGCTATTGGCAGGTTGAGTAAATCGGATAGGGGGATGTAGTGGGTGAAATCATATATCCTAACATATCCACCAATAGACTGTATGTATAATCCGCCATCTACATCGCTAAAATTTAAAGAGCCTGTATATACTATTGGGCTATTTTCATTTCTATTAATTGCAGCTACTAATATTTTAGGTAGTTTATCCTTATCAATCGGTAGCCATTTCGGGGTGGATATTACCTCCAAATTAAGCGAAATACCATCATCAGAAAAGCAGTAAAGCAATGGATATTCTGCAAATTTAATCCCTACAAAATTATCTGATTGCACTTCTATAATTTCACCAACCCAACCGCTTACGTTTAATTCAGTTCCTGTACTTGCTGTTATTACCTTTACTCTTTGACCTACTTTGAAATTTGTGTTCATAATAAATGCTTTTAGTTTGCACCTCAAAAGCCGCTCCAGTTACGGTAGCGGCTGTTAATGTGTGGGGTGGGGTTGTGTTAGTCGCAAAGTATAGCTACTGTTAAAGTGTTATCCCTTCCTAATACTTCATCGTCAAATTTGAAATAGAAAAAATGCCTGTCACGCTTTACCCACTCCAATGTATCAAGGCTTTCAAGTGCTGCATCAAAATCACGTACACTTACATTTTCTATTGCAAAATTGAGTGTGTTTTTCTTTGTGCCGAACCTTGCTAATACACCACCACATACCATCATTTCTTTGCACCCTCTAAGAATAGAAATCATTTGCTCACGTACTGTCTGTGTGTTACTGTTAGTGTTGCTCATAACGTTTGATTTAGTTTGTTTGTGGTGTAAAGTTATACAAGATTATTGAGATTACAAAACTATTTTGAATTATTTTTTGCAGTTGCTCGGATGCTGCACCTCTAATAAATTAATTTTGATAATTAGATAAGTTTTTATTAAATATTCTGTAGTGTGGGTTATTTGCACATTCTACCATGTGTGGCAATGTTAGTGTGTGTTTGTAAAAATCAACATTTGATTTATTTACGTTAGCTGCATTGTGGTAAACTTTGTAGATGTAAAGGCTCGGAGTGTTGCAAGTTGTTTGTGTCATAACGTTTGATTTAGTTTGTTTGTGATTAGATTTTATTTACAATATTCATATCCTGACTTAACTAATTTAGCTGCATCTGCTGGTATGCACACCCAAAATGTACAATTGTCACCTAATACGATTAAATGCAATTTAGTGCAATGTGCTGCAAAACTGTTTGCATTGCGTTGTGTGCTAAACGCTGTAGGCTCGTAGCGTAGTTGGTAGTTTGCTTTTACTTGTTTAGTGTGTGTCATTTTTAGTTTGTTTGAGAGTGTGAAGTTATACAATTTTATTGAGATTGCAAAACTATTTTGAAATTATTTTTTTAGCCTACCACCTCCCGATTATTTTTCTGCCTTTATTGCCCTTTAATAGGCTTTTTAAGGCTATAGCTAATGATGTGGTGTTAGTGTATATATGCAGCTCATTTTCTTTCTTACCTGCCATATATTGCGATACTTCATAAACACCACCTTCATAAAGTATCTGCATACCGTCATAAATACTATCGCCTTTACGTTTGATTGGGCTAATTGTTATCCAATCATTTTCGGTCTTGCCAGCCCAAATGTTAACATTGTTCTGTATTGCTACATCGTTGATAAATATGCGGTCTTGTTCTGTTAGGTGTTTCATATACTAAGTTTGGTTTGTGATTTTTTGCAGTTGCTCGGATGCTGCACCCCGAATAGATTAAGATAATTCGTTGTGATTTACAACACATTTTTTATTGTCATCCCATACTTTATGGCAACCTACGCCTGATACATCAAGGCAACTATAAACAGTTGCACCATGATTATATTTAGCTATTGTCATGTCTAGTATTTCTTGTTCACCGTAATATGCAACAGGTGCAACATAAGCGGTTAATGACTTAGCTAATTTAGTGTATGTCATTTTGCTGTTAGTTTCGTAGGTGGTAATTTTATTGCCGTTGATAGAAGTAATTACGTTTACACCGTATGCTCCTTTGAATGTTACTTCTTGACCGATTGTGAATGTTGTTGCGTTTGTCATTTTGTTTCTTTTTTGGTTTGTTTGTTTAGCAAAGATATACAAGATTATCGGAACTACAAAATAAAATTGAATTATTTTTTTAGACCACATTTCTAACAACAGTATCAATGTATCTATTTTCTGACTGTAAGTATGCAATGTAATCAGCACACTTTTTATTATACTTAGAAATAGCATTTTCTGGGCTATCACATTTAAACCAATCAGTACGACTAAACCATTCAGAACCATCGAAATTTATAGACTTAATAGATACGCAATACTTACGTATATTAGCGTCTTTTTCTGCTTTCTCAATAGCTTTAATCTGGTCTACAATGTGCGGTATTTGCATTTTAATGGCACAATCCTTGCCGTATTCGTTGCCGTCGCTTAATGTTACCACATTGCCAATAGTAGCCCCACAATGAGCGCATTTTTTGCACTCTCTCAATCCGTTCTTATTGTTACGGTTGGCAAGTTTGCGAAAGCTAACAAAAGTTAATTGAGTAGACATAATAGTATTTTTTAGTTAGTTAATGCAGTGTGAGATGCTGCGCCCTGTGGTGGGTTAGAATGTAAAACTTATAGTTAGCTTTTTAGCGCAATCATTGCCTATTGGAAAAAATCCTTGACTACCTTCTATATCATCGCTACCATAAGAAACAATATTACCATTAGTTAGCAGATGTACAAATTTTGACTTATTTAAGTCTTTAATACGCATACCGCATATTAGGCAAGTATTTTCGTCATCTCCAAAATTCTCAATATTTGCATCATATTTTGAAGACCTTACATCTTCTAGTGGAATTTCTATTATTCTCTGAATTGTTTGGTTTGTGTTGCACATAAAATTTAGTTTTAGTTTGTTTGTGATTATTTCGATTACCACACAAAGTTATACAACATTTCGATAACTACAAAACTATTTTAAAGAATTTATAAACATTTATTTTGGTAATGTGTTGGGTTCGGTTGGTGCATAATACTATTTTACTTACCTTTACAATAAAATTATAATGTTATGGGCAGACCAACCGACTATAGAGAGGAATACAACGACCAAGCGTACAAACTTGCATTATTAGGGCTTATTGATACCGAAATGGCTGAATTCTTTGGTGTAAACCCAGACACAATATACGAATGGAAAAAAACATATCCACTATTTTCCGAGTCCATAAAAAACGGGAAGTTACTTGCAGATGGCAATGTAGCAACGAGTTTATATAAACGCGCAACGGGTTATGATGCACCCGAGACAGATATTAAAGTAATAGACGGTCAAGTAGTGCAAACAAACATTATAAAACATTACCCACCCGACCCAACTTCAATGATATTTTTCTTAAAGAATAGGCAGAAAAAGAACTGGAGAGATAAACAAGAAATTGACCACACAACCAACGGAAAAGAAATATTACACACCGTACCGCAAATCAATATCATTAACCCACATACGGTAGATGCTAAAGACAATAAAACCGACTAAACCGCAATTTGATATACTTACTAGCAAGCAACCAGTTAATCTTTTTTTAGCTGGGCAAGGTTCGGGTAAAAGCCATTGTGCAGGGTTGGTAACTGCTAATTTTGTATCTAATTTCCCAAAGCAACGGGGGATTATTTGCGCTAATACATACGGTCAGTTAAACCTATCTACGCTATTCAGAATACGTGAGGTGTGGAAAGATAGCTTTGGTATGTGTGAGTATTCGGATAAGGTTAAAACAGGTTGTTATGTGGTAGGCAAGCAACCCCCAAAGCACTTTATAACAGCCAATCATAACTTTGATAGTTACCATAACATTATATCATTTGATAATGGTGCGGTTGTTTATATTGGTTCGCTTGACAACTATAAAGCCCTTGATGGTATAGAAGTAAGTTGGGCGATACTAGATGAAACAAAAGACACAAAAGAGGATGCAGTTAAGCAGGTTATAACAGGGCGATTAAGGCAGCAAGGAATGTATATAGACGCTAACGGGGTATTAAATGATTATTCAGGCACACCATTCAACCCACTATACATATTTACTTCACCTGCTAACGTATCATGGATAAACGAATGGTTTTTCCTTAATGATTATGAAAAAGAAATAAACGAACTAATATATTCAGAAACAACTTACTTTAAAAAAGCAGTTAGCAATAAGTTTGTTACTATCAGTAGTACATATCTGAATTTAGAAAATTTACCGTCTAACTACATTGAGAACCAAAAAGCCAACCTACACACATCATTACAGGATATGCTAATTTATGGCAGTCCATTTAGTAAAGTAGGGGGCGAATTTTACAAAACATTTGACAGGTCTAAACACGTTGCAAAACTTACTGCTTTATATCCTGAGATATTCGGTACGGGTAAAAAACCATATTGTCCCGTAAGACCTTTAATATTATCAATAGATGAAAACGCTGTACCGTATTTCCCTATTGGCATCTATCAGAGGGTTTATAAGCAATTATTTAAGATTGCTGAAATAAGTGCTGAAAGCCAAA